CCAGGGATTTACACGACCCGTACCACCCAAGCCTATCGCGCGCTCCACGCCAGCCGATAATGATTTCGAGCCCCGGGTTGTCGTCCTCGAGGACCTCACGAAAGCCGAGCTGTGGGCGCGCATCAAAGAGGCCGACCTCGACGACCAAGTGTCATATCGGGACACCAAAGACGCAATGATTGAGGCGTTCAGTGGCGAGTGAGAACCTCGAAAAACTGCAACGCGACCTGCAACGCATCGTCGACCGCAAGGGCGATTATGTGGAGGACACCGTCAAGCAGGTTTCGGACGCTTATTATCAGTCCGCAAAGTCGCTGCTCGATGATGTGACCGAGGTGCTCAAGGGCGTCGACTCCGACGACGTGACGGCGGTGGCGAAGATTCGAAACCAGATCCTCGACGAGTCGTCGATGGCGGCGGATCTTATCTGGCAGGATTTCTCCGAAAGGCTCGATAAGACCGTCGGGTATATCGACGACTATTTCGAGCGCACCGGGCGCAGGCCCGCAATCGATAAGGAGGTGATCGAAACTCTCAAGGGTGCGTGGCCAACTCCAGGCGTGCCCGGGTCTGGCATTGCTGCCGATATCCACAGCCTGTCAGTTTACCACCAGAAGGAGCTTGCGAACGCGGTGACGCGCAATGTTCTCGGTGGTTTGGACCGTCGACAAATGGCGCAGGAATTGGCCAAGAAAACCGGGCGCACCAAAGCCCAGGCCAAACAACTCGCCCACGACGCGACAATGGCGTTTAGCCGGACCGTCGAAGCCGTAAAGGCCAAAGAGGCAGGCTTTGAATACTTCGAATATATGGGGCCGCGCGACAAGGTGACGCGTCCGTTCTGCTCGAGATATGAGAGTAAGGTCCTAAGCCGCGACGAGATTAACGCGCTCGACAATGGCCAGACGGGCAAGGGTTCCTCGATGATCCATGGCGGCGGGTATAATTGTCGTCACGATTGGAACCCCGTGGATCGCGACTGGTTTGATGATGATGAGTGGGCCGAGATTCGGCCCGATACATTGGATACTGACGAAGGACCCGAGCCATGAACCCATTCGTATACACAGCGCACCTCTGGCGAGAAGACCGCGAACTCTTCGCCCACGACGACAATGCCTTCCAGATGGCCCTGAACCGCGCCACAACGGACGTGCTGCGCGACCTCGACCGCCACGGCGTCAACACCGATGCCGTGGAGAATGCGTTTAAGAATGCCACGGTGGAGCTGAGCTTTACGGCTCCAGCAATGACCGGCCTCACCATCCCCAAAGGAACCGGCGTGACCAACGTCGACCCCAAGCGAGGCAAATATGCAGGTGTTGTATTTAAGACCGACTTCGACCAACTGCTTATGCTTGGAGAAACGGCCATCATACCCGCGACGGCGGTTCATCCCGGCGCCCCCGCCAACGTCGGCGCAAAGGAGCTGGCCTATCTTGCTGAACCGGATGCACTCACGATTGAGCGCGTCACGAACCCCGAAGCGGCGACCGGCGGGAGCGACCACCAAATGACCCGAGCCGCGACCTACCGCGCGATGGAGCTCGTCTACCTCGACCTGATGCGCACCATCGACGACGCCTTCGGGAGCCGCCGGCGCGTCTACGGGAAGATGTACCGGGAGGAGGTCGACCGAAGCATCGCGGCCGGTGTGCGCATGGCGGCGGGTACGTTGACCCCGGCATCTGGAAAGACCCACGGAACCGTTAGGTTTAGGCGCTCATGAAATTCGGCTTCGACATCGAATACCGCCAGATGATGCGCGACCTGCAGTCGTCGGTTGAAGATGCGTATCTGCCGGATAAGGATCTCTATAAGCTGGGCCGTCGCGCGGTTCACATGATTAAGCGGCGCACCAAACAGGGCAAAGACGCCGATGAGAAGATGTTCAAACCTTACTCTGACGCATATTCGGCCTACCGCGAAAGACACGGCCGCAACACCGACAAGGTCGACCTAAGTTATACCGGCAAGATGATGGCGAGCCTGACCGCCGTGCCGGCCGACNNCGCGGCGCTGGTACGCTTTAAGAACTCCAATGACGGGCGCATCGCGAACTATCACAACTCGCTCGAACCCCGCTCTAAGATTCCACTGCGCCGATTCCTCGACGTGGTGGAGGGCACCGACGACTACAAGAAGCTCGCCAAATACGCGGCGAAGCTCTACGCGAAAGCCATCGAATCCTAGAATAAGCGGGTGCAACATATGTCAGATAACCAGCGCGAATTGATGCTGGAGGCGCTGAAAAGCGCGCTCGAGCAGATCAAGGGCGTGCGATTCGTCGACCGCCAGGCGATCACGCCAAAGATGGTGTCCGATCGTCAGATGCCCGCGATCATCATCGATGAAGACAGCACCAGTTACGCGTGGGCGGAGCGCCACGGAAGCCGCACCATGACCGCCATCGACACCATCGGACTTGATTGCCAGGTGATGTGTCGGCGCGGCGACTATGAAGGCGACCCGTCCACGGTTCGCCAGGCATTCGCGTGGCAGGTGATGAACCAACTGGCGAATCACTCGACCCTCGACGGGGTGTGCAAGGACGCGGCGCTTCGCTTCAACGTCCAATATCCGCCGTCTGATTACCCGTATGCACGCGCCATCGTCGCGCTGAGCATTGAGTATCACGAAGCGTTTGACGACCGCGCACAAACTGAATGGCAGCAACTCATTCTCTCGACGACTGAGCCTGTGCCTGGGCGCGTCGCCAATCTCGACCTTACAAACCTTTAGGATTAAATTATGGCAAACCAAGTAGGCGTTCAAATCTCTCGAAGCGTTGCGGGGCCGCTGTCCTTCGGGGCTGATTCCGGCGATAGCCTTTTTATCGCGCTTCTTTCCGAACGCGGCCCGTCTGACGTCCCGACACTCGTCACCGGCATGAGCCGCTTTGACGCGCTCTTCGGCAGGGCGACGGCCTTTACTGCCAGCGCATCGTATTCGGCGGGCTACGAGGTGCTCAAAGCGTTTTTCTCCAAAGGCGGCGGCCGCGCGTACGTGCTGCGCCTGGTCGGAACCAGCGCGCTCGAGGCACAGGTGGACCTGCTCGACACCGCAGGAACGCCGCTTGATACGCTGCGCGTGGTGGCCAAGGGCGAAGGCGCGTGGGCCAACGATTTCGATATCGTGATCTCGGCGGGCACTTATGCCAACACGTTTAAGCTCGCCGTGCTCGACGGTGGGGGCAACGCGCTCGAGGTTTACGACAACCTCACCATGACCGCCACGCAGCTTGCACGGGTGAGTGAGCAATCGGGCTATATCCGTCTGGAGGATTTGTCTTCGGTGACGGCCGCGCCCACCAATCAGCCTGCATTGGGAACCTTTCCGCTCGGAGACACCCAGGTGGGTGTGGATGATAACGCGCCCGATTTTGCCGATATCGTCGGAACCGAGTTGTCGGGCGTAAAGACCGGCCTGAAGGCTTTTCGAAGTCCAGTCTACGGTCGCGGCTTTCTGGTCGCGCCGGACCTCGACGCCGATCAAACCGTGCGCGATGAGATGCTCGCTCAATCCGAGAAGTTCTTTCGTGTGTGTCTTTCGAGTGCAGGCGCCGGGAAGACGCCGAGCACCGCAATCTCGGAGAAGTCGGGCTTTGAGGCGTTCAACGCGCTCACCTACTACCCGCGCCCCATCGTCGAGGACGGGCTCACCGGCGAGCTAAAATCGATTCCAGCGGTCGGGCATATCGTCGCCGACTGGCTCACCGCGATTGACCAGAAAGGCCCCGGCAAAGCACCCGCCGGCGCCGACTTCAAGATCGACTTCGTGCGCGGGCTTGAGACGCAGTCTAACGGCCAGCCGATGGTTGATGAGGCCGTCGCCAAGACGCTTCTGGCCAACGGTATCAACCCGCTGTGGGACCGAGACGGGCAGGGCGCGCGCTGCTGGGGCGCACGCTCCACCTCGCAAGATGCGGCGTGGCAATACGCCCACGCGGGTTATCTGTGGGGCCGGATTGCGCACGCAGTTCAAGGCGCGCTCAATCAGTTGGTTTACGATATCGCCGACACGCTGTTTTTCAGCCAGGTGCGCATGGGCGTTCGCGCCTATCTGATCGATATGCACAGCCAGAACGCGTTTATGGGGACGGTGCCCGGCGCGACCGAGCAGCCAGACCCGAAGGTTCACGCGTTCGCTATCAAATGCGACGCGTCGCTATTGAGCGACCAGGACCTCGCCAACGGCATCGTGCGAGTGCAGATATGGTTTCGCCCCGCAGGCGTTGCCGAGACAATCAAAGTCGAACTATCCAAACAAAACTAAACGGAGGTTATTTTGCTGAATACATTTCATAATCAGGGCGCATATGTGTGCTATTTCGTCGAGTTTCCTCAGTCGAAATTCACGCAGAAATCAGGCGGCGAAGAGACCAATGATGTCACCCAGGTTCACCCTGGGGGAGGCGGCGACCCCGTCAACGTCGAGGGGCGCACCACCGTCGGACAGGTCACGCTTCAAAAGCCTTACGACCTCATTCTCGATGGGCCGCTCAATCAGTGGTCACGTCTGTGGTCCCAGGGCATCAAGAAGCCGCTGACGCTCATCGTGCAGCCGGTCACCAGCCAGGGTATCCCCTTGGGCGAGCCCGACGTTTATGTTGGATGCAGCCGGCAGTCCTTTAAGCATCCGGACGTTCAGACCGACTCATCTTCGGCCGCGATGCTCGAGATCACCGTGCAGCCCACCGCGAAGAAATAACCCCGCGCCCGGCCGCGCACCGGCCGGGCTGCATTTACCTGCACCACTAAAGGGAGAGACTCATGAACACCAAAACCATCCAGCTTGCCCACGGGTTTGTCGACGCCAAGGGAGACACCCATAAAGACGTCACGCTTCGAGTCCCGAAGATGCGCGATGAAGCCACCGCCGAGCTCGCCGCGACCAAGGCCGGATTCGGGTCGCAGTCGAGCTATTTCGCGTGCGCGATGATCGCCCAGTGCGTCACCCAGTGGATCGGCATCGCGAGCGTCACCGTCGACCACGTGCTCGACCTGTACCGCTCCGACGTCTTGCTTCTGCAAAACGCCCTCGCCGAGCTTGAGGCCCAAGACACCGTGGTACAGCCCTCAAAAAACTCACCCAGCGGCGAGCGCTGATTCTCGTCGCGCACCAGATGACGCGTATTCCTCACAGCGACCTATTAGAGATGACCCGCGCCGAGGTCGAATCCTGGTGTCAGGCATCATTCCAGGCGACCCGCGCTATTAACGAGCTATTCAATGGCTGACGTTGCAGAACTAAAAATCAAACCGGTTCTGGCGGGGAATGCACGCACGCTCTTTAGCCCACTTTCCAAAGGGCTTCGCGGCGTCGGAAGCCTCGCCTCGGGCGTTGGACGCACGCTCTCAGGCGCGATCTCAAAGCTCACAAGCATCCCGTCACTTATTGCCGGGTTTGCGATTTATGGCGGCGGCCGCTCGCTTCTGGAGGCAACCATCGGTTCGGCCGATGATATGGCGATGGCCGAAGCGCGCATGAAGGGCATCCTCGGGACCACCGAGAATGTCGATATTGCGATGAGCAATGTCAGCAAAGTCATCAAAGAAATCCCGTCGCTTGGGCGCTCGGACGCTGTCCA